ACCATTTTCTACTATTGCTAATTGAACAAAATTATTATCATCAAAATCATCTAAATCTTTTTTAATTAAAGAAGTGGTAATTCTAAGTCTATCAGCACCAGGTGCAGAATAATTATTAAATCCTCTTGAATTATCGTTCAATTCAGGATTCATATCCGCATTGATTATCGATTCATTAATAAAGAGACCAATCCTATAATTAGGAGTAATGCCAAATGGATCTAAAAGAATATTTTCATCAGATACTTCTACAAATCTTCCTTTTGCAAAATAAACTCCACTCTTTATAGTAAAGGCAGATCCAGTTATATTTGCATTATTAACCAGTGTTGAACCAAATGGTTCTCCAGCTGCAATAGTGGTTCCACCAGAAATTATATCTATACTAGATGTTAATAATTCATTATCTGCAAAAATTCCTTGAAGATTATCTGTAGAGTCTGATCCCAAATAACTTACATAAAGAGTAGGATTTCCATTTTCAGAATCTCTTCCAAGAACACACTTAGTAGCCGTTGCAGTAACACCAGAAGTTAATCCAGTAATTTTAGACCCAACTAATTGACCCAAGTAATTAGATATTGGAATTCCTAAAAAACTTGATTCTAATTGTATACCATTATATTCTTTATTATAGTAAGTATTACCTGGTATAACTTTTGCACCTTCTTTAAAAAAGTGTTGCCCAAATTGCTCAACCTGATTTTGTAAGATCGATTGTAGATTATTTAATTCTCTTGCCTGAACTGGATATCCAGGCTTAAACAGTACACTGTAATAGTCATTACTTGCATTAAAATCGTCAAAGTAAGGTGCGACGTTTAGATTTGTTTCCTGAGACATAATTCTTTAGAATTGCAAAATGACTTTGATATCTTCTTTTTGGTTTGTTGATCTAGTGATCGACGGTCTATTATCAACGTAAATAATATCTCCAGAATATTTGTTAACTTCTGGATTGGCCACACCTGCAGTAAATGACTGACCAAGATAATAAGTCCTACTATTTATTACAGTAGAGAGACCTGTGAATGATGTACTAATTGATAGACTTTCTGATCCACCAGTAATACTAAATGATCCACCAGATTTAATGTTTGCAGTAAATCTATCCATTTGGAATCCATAAGTAGGATCCGTATTTGCACTACCGTTAGTGTTAAAACCAGCAGTAGATCTGTCCTGCCAATACTTTAGAACAGAAGTTGTTTGATCATAAGAAATAACTCTTCCTACAGCAGTTGATCCAACTCCTATAGTTTGAGTAACAAAAGCATCTGCAGTGAATGTAGCAGTACTAGCACCAGCACCAGTCAATCTTAATGCATATACAGCACTTGCTTTATCTAATTCTAAATTTTCAGTAGAATTATATGCTTCAGGATTCTGAACAATACCCACACGAGCAAATTCTTGTCCAGTGATGAAATCAGGGTTTTCTGCATCGTTTTCAATTCGAGCATAAACAAGAGCATTTTTTGCTCCTAGTTCTCTATAAATGTCAGCACCATGTCCACCTTGAGGAGGAATGATAACATTAAATGCAGCTGGACTCGTACCTGTCGGAACTCCACCTTCTGCTAAATCTAATGTTCCAAAACTATAATTAGATCCACCCTTAGAAACAGTAACTGATTCAACTTTTGAAGAACTATTAATTACAACAGTTGCTTCTGCACCTTGACCATCACCATTAATCGGAACTTTGGTATAAGTTTGATTAGCAGTTCCTAATCCAACACCTCTATTAGTTACAGTAACAATCTTAAGTTGTCCACTAGTAGACGCATTATCTCTTACTGCAGCATCAGTGCTATTAGTTGCCCAATCTGCAGGAACAGGCATAAAGTCTGTAGAATCAAATTTTACAATATCACCTGGTTTAATAGTATACAAATACTTCCACACATATCCATCACCACTACTCCCTGCGGCTCTTGGTTCCAAGTCAGTAAATGTTGGTTCATCTAATGATGCTTTTCCTTCAGGGTTATTCGGATCAGTTCCATTCTGAAGACAAATATAAACTTTATAATCCTCATTTACCACAAAGTAATTTGCAGCATATAATGTAATTGCATTAGAAGGTTTAGAGGGATTCTCTGCTTGAATATCATTCCTATACATGTCATAGGTAATACCTGATGCCCATGTATTCTTTTTAACAACTTGCTTCACATCTGTAGTATCTACCTTTTTCAAGGCTATCATTGTATCCCAATATTCATTCTCTTGATTAAAACTATCCCGTGGATCAGGTGGAGTCGTATTCCAATCAGAATCAACCTGTGTAGCATTCGGTAAACCAATCCATGTATAAAATGAATTAGTTGTCGATGCTACACTGGCAACAAAATCTTTAGTATTTAATATACGAAGTTGATCAGTTATAATTGCAGCCATTTTGCGATAGTTTTTTTACTTATTTATCAAAGATTGTTAACTAGAATAATCTTGAGATTTTAAAGGAGAAACTCTACTCACCACTGCTGATGTAGAGATACCAGTAAATCCATTTTCTGTGTATGCAGTAAAGGATGTAACTGCTGTACTAGGTCTAGATCCTAGTGTTATTCTTCCCCATGAGAAATTTCCAAATAACTCACTCACTCCCACTCCCGATAGAGAGTTGAAACTAGAAACACTAGTCGTTACTCTAGCCACATATGTATTAGCAATGCCAGGTACTGAAGTTTGTGCAACCGAAACTGCAGCGACTTCATATACATTATCTAGGAAGGTAGTTCCTATTCCTAAGACTGATCTATTCTGATAGATCGATGTTACACCATTTCCAATATTACTATTAGAAACTGTAAAGTAATATCCAGTTTGGATACCACTGATTGTAACAGCAGTTCCTACTATGTCAGTATTCCTTAAGTAAGAATTTGTAGGAATGTACATATCAAATACAATACCTGTAGATGCGACACCTACACAAGTTGTACCAACTCCTACGATTTCTCCAAAGTCACCTTCATAAGTAGAAGAATCATTTATCTCTCTTGTTACATTGGGAACTTCAATAAGAACTTCTGGTGTAGAGGTATTAGTATATCCTGTGCCAGGAGAAGTAACTGTGATAGCAGAAACTGCATCACCTGTAAGAGTGGATGTCACAGATGCTCTGGTTGTAGTTCCTAGACCAACAGGAGTACCAATAATCACATTAGGAGCAGATGTATATCCTGTTCCACCCAAACTCACTGTTACAGCAGAAATTGTACCAGCAGCAGATACAACAGCAGTTGCAGCAGCTCCTACAATATTATCCTGAGAAGTTATGGAAATCTTTTGTGTCTTAGCAGTTGTTTGATCTTCATTACTAGGATCAAAGAATGTTCTTACACTCTCTACGAATATCACAGTTGAACCTACTCCCACAGATTGAATAATGAATGTAGTAGGATTAATCAATGCCTCCAACTCTTCACGACTCTTACTGATTATTTGACCATTAATAATCTTATCAACACCCTGCTTACACCATGTAACCGTTCTCTTGCAATTTGGATCTCCATTAATACCAACACCTGTATATGCATTAGTATCTACAACGTCAGTTGATACTACTTCTTTTACTAATCTCACATCTTCTTCTATAGAATCAGTGCAAAGATCACCATCACCTCCAATTTGAAGAGTGTCTCCTTTCTTGACAGTTTCTAATACGTCCTTAAAGGTAACATCAGTATCACCACTTCCTTTATAGAAGAGAATCTTACATGTATCACCATCAAATGATCCATCAGTTTGTCTTCCTTTAGGAGCTTCAGAGAATGTTAGAATACTTCCATTGGTAAGAGTGTAACCCTGACCAGGTACTTGAAGAGTGTTATTAATGAATACAAGAATAGTTGATTGAACATCAATACTAGATCCTTCTCTTGCCCTGATAGTAATAGGAGAACCATCTTTCTTCAATGTAAATACTTTCTTCGATCCATTAAATTCACTTTGAATTTTATCAAGGACTTCAAGTTGTCCAAAATGCCAACCAGCAAATGAATCAGTAGAGACATCCTGTATTGTAATCTGGAATTCTGCAAAAGTTTTAGATGGATCGGTAGGAATACCAGTTGTTCCCATTTTTGGAACAGTTAGAATTTGATCATCCGCATATCCATAACCAGTATTTTTTATTTCAAACTGTGTAACACTGGATCCTTGACCTACTACAATATCAACAGTGGCTTGAGTTCCAATTCCTGTTGTTCCTGAAGAACTGTACACCAAAGGAATATTAGTGTATGAAAGTGGTTCATCAATTACAACATCCATTTGTCTATTGACTGTTCCACATCTTGAGTAGAAATGAGTCCTTGTAGATACTCCAGTGTTAACAACAAAGGAAGTGGTATCTATAACTCGAAGAACTGTAGATCCACTAGCAGCAGGATCAGTGCCACTTGCGGAATTGTTTACATCTCTAGGAGCAATCAAAGCAGGTTGTATTGTACCACCTGATGCATAGAATGTAGGAACAGTTGAAACACCTGCATTGATTGTAAATTGTGTAGCACTTGCAACTCCTGTTACAGGGGTTCCACAATATGCAGGATCAGTTGTTCTAGGATAACTATGAGTTGCAGCCCCATCATCTAATGAACAAGTAAATGCTAATCCAGTAAGCACCACATCACTTGCTTTACCCGTTGTAGAGAGTCCATGAGCACCAGATGTGGTAACTGTCATGATACCCGTAACATTGTTGTATATGGCACTCTGAACGCCCACAGCAGGGAGGTAATCACATGTGAATGCAATTCCTGCTAACTTGACTTCTTGCCCTGCTACAAGACCGTGGGCTGTCGATGTAGTGACAGTTGTGACCCCTGTGACAGAGTTATATCCAACATTAGAAATTGACCTTGGTACATAAATGACTTGACTGTTTGTAATTGCTATTCCTGTGATATGACCATCAGTAATTGCAGCAGTACCAATACCAATTAATTGTGGTTGAGTATTTGTTCCTGTTTGAATCGCAACATTAACAGTTGTTTGAACTCCTACTCTGTATCCTGATCCACTATTACCAATACTAATAGAAGAGACAGTTCCAGCAGCAGAAACAATTGCGGTTCCACCAGCAGCAACAAGTGGTTGATATCCTAAGCCTCCTGTAGAACCAACAGATGCAACTACACCACCAACAGGAATATTAGAGTTGTTAGGATCACTTGCAAGAGAAGTTGCTGTTCCTGTAAATGTTATAGTAGTAATTCCTGAACCTTGAGATAAGGTATAATCCTGATCTTCTTGTAATGTACCAGTTGGTCCTTGGAAGATTCCGTTGATAAGAATACAAGCATTGTTAGTAGAGAATCCTACTGCATTTGAACCATCTGATTTTAAAGTAAATGTTTTACCAACACCAGTAAATCCTTCAGATATATCATCAAAAACTTGGTTGGTTGCATATGGTCTATTACTGCTATCTGCAGCTGCTCCTCTCATAAAGGTTCTTCCTTGGAAAGTAGAGAATGTAGTAATTCCTACCCAATCTCTGCTTTCGGGTGGATTGGTTGTAGAACTAATAGGAGTTGGTCCTAAAGGTGCATCAACAAAGTTAATAGTATTTTCAACAATATTATAATCACCATCAACTTTAGTAATTAAAGAATTCATAGTATGAATTCCTAACGCTGTTCCCATCCATTGACGATCCACTGCAAGGAAATTAGTGCTACCTAATCCCACTGTAGTAACCTTCATTATCTCTTCATTGATCTTAATTAGATCTCCACCGAAGATAGATGTGACTCCAGAAGTTTTTACTGTTACATCGGCAATTCCTAATAGATTTGTTAATCCAGTTGTAACCGCAGTAGCAACAATTGGTTGTTGGATTGCATTATCAATTCCAATCAAACACTTGGTATTTTGATTACGTGCAGTTATTGTATGTGCTACACCTGTACCAACTGCAGTTAAGTGCAATTCACTTGGAACTGTTTTTAATGCATCCTCTGCAGTCTTAGCAAACTTAAGAGTTGTTTCATCAATCTTAATTGCATATACGGTAGAAGGAAGAAGAGTAGTAGTACCAATACCTGTAATGGTAGTTGTTGCAATTCCAATTGGAGTATCAGATCCAGCAGAATAGGTAACCTCTTCACCACTTACAAAGAAGTGCTCTGGAATTGTTACACTATTCTTGGTTAGATCAACTACAGTAGAATCACTACCATCAAAGTCCCTAGCAAATATATCTCTTCCATCATGTTGTAAATTAAATGCTCTAACAACATCAATACCAGTTCCTTCATACTGACCAAATCCAGCTCTAATTGATGCATTATTAAGATCAATCTCATCTACTGAAGTAATAGCAGAGTTTTCTGCAGCAATCTGCAAACTCATCTGGAAAACACGAACCTGAACATGAGTACTTGCATTAGGAGTATAATAAAGATTCACATAGTTAGATGAAACTGCAGCACCAACTGTTCCTAAACCTGCAACACTGGTAATGTTTCCATATTCAGTTATGTAAGTTTCTGAACTATCGTTTAAAACAATAACCTCAGACATTTCATAACGATTATTTGTAACATCCTCTACACTCAGAATATAGTAAGCAGCATTATGATCATTAGTTTCCACTGTATTATTAATATCATACTGAGCGATAACATTTTCTGTAGGAGAACCTGAAGCATTAATGGATGTATAAGTAGAATCTATGAAAGCTAAGTCTTGCTCTCCATTACCAAGGAATTGAGTTCCAATTCCTGTACTACCTGAAGCAGTATCTGCTATAGAAACTCTTATTGTATCTACTGATGCTGCAATACCAGTATGAGGAACAAACTGAACAATTATATCTCCAGTGGCCATTGATGCAGTATATGTACCAAGACCAGCACCACCACCAGTCGTATCCGTATCAGTTGCTAATTGACCATATTCCAAAAGATCAACATTAGTTCCATCATGAAGAATACTAAGTTCATCATATTCCAATCTCCCATTATCACCATTGATCATAACAAGAACTTTTGAACTTCTATATGTGGATGCGATTCCAACAATTGTAGTAGCAGT